CCTACTGCCACAGATGCGGTCAGCGGTTGATGTTTCCGCATATTTCTTTCACTGACTATGTTCCCGGCGAGAAACAGGATGTGATCGTGAGGTGGGATGATGAGGGAAGACAGACTGATAAGCCTTAATGCGGCAGTGGATGCTTTATGGCATTCGATTGAATGCGAGAATGGTGGAGAACTACAGTCATATGCCGAGGCGGTGGTTGGAGATGCAGAGGACGCATTAAAAGCACTTCCATCACCACAGCTCAACCTGTCCGAAGCGTACAGCAAGGCAGTATTTACATGGCTGATGAATTATCAGATAAGGACGGCAGAACTGAAGGGAAGATATACCCCGTATGAAGTCCTGTCGTGGGTGATAAATGACTGGAGGAAAGAGAATGGATGACACCATTAGTAGACAGTGGCTTATGGAGTGTGTCGAAGAGGGATGGATAAAATTCGACACACAGGAAGATGAAAACCGATTCGTGCATCTGATTAGGGACATTGCACCGTCCGCACAGCGGTTGCTCGAAGATGGTACGCTCATCGTAAAAGTCCCGAACTTGTCTGCGGTTCGCCGTGTGATCGTTGATGAGGAAAACTCCCAGTACTGCAAGACATTTTATCAGGACGGTGATGAGGATGAATGACATCTGTGAAGAGTGCCGCCTTTATGGCGATGATTACAGCTATGACAAGGACGGTGACATCGTGCGTAATTGCTATGATTGCCCGATGAATCCCGATGGGGATGCATGGATGAGGAGGCGTGATAATGAAGAAGCTGATTGAACTGGATGCGGCATTAAGTGCCATCGGGGAAGTACCTACTTACAACGATGGTATGGTTTTTGAGGCACTGAGTCATGCACAGCGAGATGTGGAACTTTTGCCGACCGTGGATGCCGCCCCGGTAAGGCATGGACGATGGACAGATAAAGATGGCGGCATAGCCACTTGTTCCGTCTGCGGCGATAGATGGGGGGTATGGAGCGTGATGCAGTATTGCCCATCATGTGGAGCACGGATGGACGGGAAGGACGGTGAAAATGGTTGAATACTACGAACTGACCCTTACCCACAGGGTGCAGAATGGTGGGAGATATGACCCGCACATTGAACAACCTGTCACTGTAAAGTGTTTCATAAGTCCGCTTGCAGAAAAATCTGATTTTCCTGATGCTTTTGATAAGTACATAATGATCGGCGAAATGTGCCGCAAACTACAGGAATACTGTAAGAGAGGTGACCAGACATGATCCCTAAATACCATGTGGGCAACGGTTTACTGGACATCTATGCCGGGACGCAGGACAGTGACGGGAACTGGGTCCACTTTTCCAAGGTCACTGCCGATGCCAGACGTGCCACCATGAAGTGGAAGAAGGACATGATGCTGGAACACGATCAGGTCCAGTCCCGTGAACGGTACGTCTTCCGGGACGGCACCCGGTTAACAGTGGAGTATCATCTGGAACAGGCACAGATGTAATCAGGACAGGGTGCGTGGGAGTACCGCAGGTGTTCGCACCTTGTCGTGGGTTGTGGGCGGTACATGGCACGGATAACAGGGAAAAAATCATGGCTTGCCGTGCCGATTATGCAATTAAGGTAACACTTGACCCTTGGTAGCAGTTGGGTAACACTTCATCCGTCCCGGAAAAAACATAGCATTTATGCGGTGGTAGCGGATGGTAACACTTAAATCATAACTTCTTATATATTTTTCTTTTTAGTAATTAATTCAATTCGGAATTTGAATTTAGAATCGGTAAAAATAATAATATATATAGTAGTTTATCTGTTACTACTGGGACGGTTGTGTAAAAAACACCCTGTCAGACCGCATAAACACTGGATTTTTTAGGGTAGCACTTGACACTTTTTTATCTGCTACCCAAGTGTTACCAACTGCTACCTTCCGCTACCTTCCGTTACCGGGACCGTATGAGAGGACAAAACATGACCGCAGAACAGTATTTACAACAGATACAGATCCTTGATGTCCAGATCCAGCAGGACATTGAACAGCTGGACGAACTTAAGAACCGTGCAAAGGGTGTGACTGCAATCAGGTACGATAAGGACAAGGTCCAGATATCCCCGTCAGACCGTCTGTGCAGTGATGTCTGCAGCATAGTCACGCTTGATGACCGCATCACGGCAGAGATAGACAAACTGTGTGACGCAAAACAGCTGATAATCAAGCAGATACGGGGATTAAAGGACGCAGTCTATATCCAGATCCTGTACAAAGTCTATGTACAGTACAAGACCTTAAAGGTGGCAGGTATGGAGATCGGCATCAGCTACACCACCGTTTTACAGAAACACCGGGATGCACTGGCGCAGTTTGCATCCATGTATGACCTGATTGATGTCATCTGATGTTAGTTGATGTACGTTAACTGACGCTTATGTTGTTACCTGATGTTGTGTGCAGTATGATTAACGTGGTAAGTGATACCTACTGGTATCACTTACTTTTGTATTCTGACGGAAAGGGGGTTGTCTGTGCTTACAGAACGAAAGAAACGATTTGCGCTGGAATACATGAAGGACGCTAATGCGACACAGGCAGCTATCCGGGCAGGATACACAGAAAGAACTGCATACGCACAAGGATGCAGACTGTTAAAAGACGCTGAAGTTTCGACACTTATAAAGAAAGAGCGGGAAAGACACAAGTCCGAGTCCATTGCGACCGCTGACGAAATCATGCAGTACCTTACGTCCGTGGTCCGTGGAGAGTCCCGGTCTGAGGTGGTCACAGTTGAGATGATCGGTGACGGGTGTTCTGAAGCACGGAAGATCCAGAAAGCACCTGATGAGAAAGAGCGGATCCGGGCGGCAGAAACTCTGGCAAAGCTGTTTGGAATCGGCAGACAGACGAAGCTGTCCGAAATGGAACAGAAAGCACGGATCGCAAAGATGAGGAAAGAAACGGTCCGCATAGAACGTGACCTTAACGGTGGAACCGGGCAGATCAATGAGGACCTGTCCGCACTGCTGCAGCTGGTCCGTAAGGGCGTCGGTGATGATCAGGTACAGTCCTAAACAGGAACAGATTATTCTTGCGCCCTATGACCACACCATTGACTGGCTGGAAGGTACACCACGTTCCGGGAAGACCTTTGCCGCTACCCAGCGTTTCGGACTGCACGTCATGCAGTCACGGGACACGAACCATCTGGTGGTAGCGTATTCAGCAGAACAGGCATACCGCCTGATCATGGAAGGTGACGGTCACGGTCTGAAGCACCTGTTCGCAGGGTGTTGTAAGGTATCACATGATGATGAAGGTGCCCACCTTCTTGTAAACCTGCCCACGGGCATGAAGAAGATTTACTGGAAGGGTGGTGGAAAAGCAGACAGTCACAAGGCAATCACTGGTATGTCCTTGGGGTCTGTCTATTTTTGTGAGATAAACCTTCTGCACATGGACATGATACAGGAATGTCTTAGACGTACCTATGCGGCCCGTGACCGCTGGCACATTGCAGACTGCAACCCACCTGCACCGCAGGATCCTGTCATCACGGATGTCCTGCAGATACAGGACTGCCGTTTCCTTCACTGGACCTGTGCAGATAATCCGATCCTGACCGCACAGCGTCTGGAAGAAATCAAGACTGCCTGTAAAAAGTCCCCGTTCCTCTGGAAACGGGACTGGCTGGGTGAACGGTGTATACCGCAGGGTGTCATCTACTGGATGTTCGACCCACGGAAGCACGTCATCAGCAGACCACCGGAGAACTTCCGTCCCATGGAAATGTTTTTCTCTGGTGACGGTGGCACAACGGACGCAACGTCCATTTCCTGCTGGGTGATCGGTGCCATTGATAAAGGATACGGTTTTAAACCGTTCTACCAGATGATCCACATGGGTACTTGGTACTATGACGGTGGGCAGAAAGCAATGTCCACGCAAGCCAAAGAGATATGCGGCATGTTTATCCCGGCAATGCGTCACAAGACCCGGATGCGTGAGGACGCAATCTACATCGACCCTGCGTGTAAGGCGCTGCGTCTGGAAATGGACAAGTTGGGATTCTACACGTCCAAGGCAGACAACAACGGTCATGACATCAAGGGTACGTCCAAGGGTCTGATGGTAGGTGTGGAAATGTTACAGAACAGCCTGACTGACGGACGGATCCTTTTCATGGATGATGACCAGTTCGGGATCCTGCCCATCATCAAAGAAATCGGACTGTACTGCATGGATGACCATGGACAGCCTGTTGACGCATATAACCATACGCTGGACGAAACACGTTATGCGAATAACCATTTCTTAAAGGCGTACAGTTTGTGGGGATAAGCAATGTTTGAGAGGATAAGAAAACGTATGGCTGAATTTCTTCAGAGGACGGGTGCCAACACGGGACTGGCACACGAATTCAAAGACATTTTTGAATTATGCGGGGTCCCGGCGTTCAACCAGTTCTATTATTTCGGCATATTCGTGTGGAAGTACCTGTATAAAGGATTTTATTCCGCATGGCACGAAGTCCCGGCACCCACCGTTGCGGATCCGCTGGCAACCAGAAGACTGGACCGCATGGACATGGCTAAAGCCTGTTCTGCGGAGCTGGCAGGACTGATCTGGAACGAACAGTGCGAGGTCCACGTCAGTCAGTCCACGGACACCGAGGAAAACCACCCGCTGGAAGACTTCATCCATGACGTGCTGGAAGACAACAACTTCATGGAGAAGATGCAGGAACACGTTGAACAGTCACTGGCACTGGGTGGTGGTGCGCTGAAAGCGTGGGCAGACGGTGAACATACTGAGGACGGAAACCTGATCCCCGGCACTGAACGCATCAAGATCGGTTACTGCATGGCAGACCAGTTTGTCCCCACTGCGTGGGATAATGCCAAGGTGACTGAAGGTGTGTTTATTTCCCGTCAGGCAAAGGACGGTTACTACTACACCCGGTTGGAATGGCATAAGTGGGACGGCACCACATACTGGGTGACGAACGAACTGTACAGGACCGAGATGAAGAAGGGTGGTGACGGTGAACCACAGGACATCCTTGGTTTCCGTTATCCGCTGCAGACCATCTACCCGTTCCTGTCGGAAGCAACACCGCTGCAGGGACTTTCCACCAGTCTGTTCACTTACTACAGGACAGCCATTGCCAACAACCTTGATGACAACAGTCCGCTGGGTGTGAGCATCTATGCCAATGCACTGTCCACCCTTCATGCACTGGACATCTGCTATGACAGTTTTATCCGTGAGTTCCGTCTGGGCCGCAGAAGGATCATCGTTCCCACGCAGTGTCTGCGTACCGTCATCGACCCGGTCACCGGGACACCCAGACGGTACTTTGACGCAACGGATGAAGCCTATGAAGCGTTTGCGACCGATGACCCGGAAGCACTTAAGATACAGGACAATACCGTGTCACTGCGTGTGGATGAACACGTCAGTGCTATCAACGCATTCCTGTCCATCCTGTGTCTGCAGCTTGGTTTCTCTGCTGGCACCTTCACGTTTGACAAGGCAACGGGACTGAAGACCGCTACAGAGGTCATCAGCGAGAACAGCAAGACATACAAGACCATCAAGTCACATCAGCGGCAGATCAAGAAAGCTATTGAGGATCTGGTGGAAAGCATCCTTGCGGTGGCATCCGTCTACGATATCCACCACAACGGTGTCAGCATCCGGTCACTGGTATCTGCCGGGTATGAATGCACTATCACCTTTGATGACAGTATCCTGCAGGACCGTCAGACGAATATCAACGAAGGTATCCTGCTGATGTCCAACGGTGTCATGTCGAAGCTGACCTACATGACACAGACCCTTGGGATGACTGAGGACGAAGCGAAGATAGAGCTGCAGCGCATCGCAGATGAATCTGCGGTGTCAGGGTCCATGCTGGACCTGCTGGAAGTTGGTGGTGCTGAGTGATAACCAACGGGAAGGTGCTGAAATGGTCAGAACCTGTGGAACAGGCGTATGCCAACGCCACCGACCGCATAATCGTGAATGTCGCACGGCACCTGCGGTCAGGAAAGGCAATCCACACCGCAAAGTGGGAAACGCAGAAACTGTCCGAGATGGGGCAGCTGACTGCGGAAAACGCACGGATCATCCGGGACGCACTGCGGCAGATGCCGAAACAGGTGCGGGAATCACTGGATGACACTGCAAAAGAATCCTTACGGTTAGTGGATGAAGCCATAGAAGAAGCGATCAGGACCGGAGCCATTGAACGGTCACCCATATCATCCACACAGGGTGTGATTGATGAACTGTCACAACAGGCACTGGACCAGATGAATCTGGTTAACAGTACCATGTTGGAGTCATCCCAGAAAGCGTATCTGAAGTGCGTGAATGATACGGTGCGGTGGGAAAACAGTATGCTGTCAGAACAGCAGACACAGGCCGCACTGGAAACGCTGAATGACGCAACCACTGCGGTACTGTCCGGTGGAGAGACACGAACGCTGGCACTTAGACGTGCCATCAAGGAACTGAACGCTGCAGGTCTTTATGGTTTTGTGGATAAGCGTGGACGGCACTGGTCCCCGGAAGCGTATGTGAATATGTGCATGAGGACAACGGTCCACAACGTGGCAGTGCGTTCGGTACAGGCACGGCAGCAGGACTACGGGTCCAGTATCTTCCAGTGCAGTTACCATCCTGCTAGCAGACCGGAACACTATCCGTTCCAGAACAAGTTCTATTCATGGGACGGTACGTCCGGGACGTTTACGGACGGCATGGGCGGTAAGCATCAGTATGAATCCGTGACGGTCACCGGGTACGGTACTGCCGCAGGTCTGTTTGGTATCAACTGCGGTCACTTCCCACTGCCCCAGATACCGGGTGTGACTGTACCGTCAGATCCTGATATGCAGTCTGCGGAAACGGACGCACGTCAGTACAAAGAGTCACAGGAACAGCGGCAGTTGGAACGTAATATCAGACTGTCGAAACGTCTTGAGGAAGCGTACAAGGCCGCAGGGGATGACGTGGGTGCCGCTGAAGCGGGTATGCGGACCAGACTGGAACAGGCACGGATGCGTGAGTTTATCGACCGCACAGGACGTGTCAGACGGTATGACCGTGAGCAGATAAGCGGTTATGGTCCTGATAAACTGGTCAGACCCAAGAAGGTTACACCACCTGCACCGAAAGTCAGTTATTCCACAAGAGATGTGGAAAAACGCATGGTAGACAAGGGTGTGGCACAAAAGGTATTCCTGTCTTCCAGCATACCTGCAGAAACCGCACAGAGGATAGAAAAAACCCTTGTTTCACTGAAGGAAGAAGGGTATCCAACCATCCGGGGTGTGATTTATGACGCTAAAGCGTGTGCCCAGCGTGGTGCGGCAGCGTTTTATGACCACCGTACAAACTGCATCTATATCGGTAAACGGTTTTTAAATGGTCCGTCTGAACTGGTGGAGATATTCAAAAAGGCAGAAGACAGACACGCAGAAGAAGCGGAAAAGAAGCAGTGGAAGAAGTACGGAGATGAAGCTGTCAGAGAAGCACGGAAGATTCTGGAAACTAATCCGAAAGGGTATGAAGAACGGAAAGCACTGGAAAATCTGAAGTTTGGACTGATGCTGCAGGGAGAAGCGAAACAGGCAACCGTCTGTGGCTCTATTGAAGATGTGTTAAGGCATGAATACGGTCATGCAATGCACCTGATGAGTGAAATCCGGGTGCCCAACACAGACCGTACTGGAACCGGGTGGGCACCGAATACCACCAGAAAGTCCATTGTACCGTATGAAGGTGCCGCAGAACTTGGTGCGTATGCGCTGGAAAACCCACTGGAAGCAGTTGCGGAAGCATTTGCGGCAAAGCGTAAAGGGCAGAAACTGCCAAAATTCTATGAAGACCTGCTGGATCAGATTGACAAGAAGGTGAAGAAATGAGTTTGGCAGACATTGCAAAAGAAGCATCAGAGCTTTCCAAGAAGTTACTGTATGAATTGTTCGGTGATGATGTTGACACCGGACAGGCTGAGAGAAAGGAAGGTGATCCTAAAAATGGCAACCAGAAAACCGAAGACGGAACAGGTGACATCTAAACCTGACGCACCCGTCTGCCAGCACCAGTGGATGACCATCATGGGTGATGACCCGTATCACCACAAGGTCATCTGCGTCAAGTGCGGAAAGGAAGGTGATACCGATGCCGAATGACCTGTGCATGAAACTGGACACCGCACGGTCCCTGATCTGTGCGGCAGACGCAGTCAGCAATGAAGCAAGGATGGACGTGTACAAAGCGGCACGGTCCGTCCTTAAGGACATCACGGAACAGCTGGAAACGCTGATCAAGGTGGCAGAACCTGCCGCCAATGAAGACGATGAGTAATTAAGCACCCACCACCATGGGTGCTTTTTTAATGCCGTCCAGCGGAAGGACGTTAAAGTCCCGTAATTCGTCCACCATCTGGGACGTTAAAAGAAAGGATGTAAAACTATGGCATTTACCCGTAAATTTCTGATCGACAACGGAGTACCGGAAGACAAGGTGGATGTGATCATGGCAGAGAGGAACCGCACACTGTCTGACTACGTTCCCAAGACTGACGTGCAGGGGCAGATTGACTCTGCCATTGAAGCGGCAAAGAAGGACTGGAAAGGTCCTGACGTAAAGGAATCCGCAGAATACAAGGCACTGCAGGAACAGCTGGACATGAGGGAAGCTATTGACGGCAAGGACTTTGCGTCCGTCAAGCCTAAGTTCCGCAAGACGGTCTATGGCATGATCGACCGTGCCGAAGGTGCGAAACCGCTGGCAGATCAGATGAACAGCATCAAAGAGCAGTACGATGAATACTTCATCCCGGCAGACCCGGACCCGGCACCCGCTGCACCGCAGTTTGGGTCCGCAGATAACGGATCCATGCCGAAAGGCAACACGAAACCGTCCATTGAGGACATCTGGTTTAAAAAATAATCCATAAAGGGGGATAACAAAATGTCTTTTACTCCTACCACGCTGAATTACACTACTGAATATTCCAAGGCAATGGCGAATGCATACCGCTACTGGTCCTACTTCTCTGACCTGTACGGATCTCCGAACAGTGCCACCTACCGTCCGGTCGAAGGTAAGACCGTTGCGGTCCAGTCCATGACCGTTTCCGGTGCAAAGGCTGTTGATCGTGACAACCTCAACGGTGTGTTCGCACGGAACTTCAACACCGCACAGCAGCTTCTCACCATGTCCATGGACCGTGAGTGGTCCACGCTGGTGGATCCGATGGATATCAAGGAAGATGCCATCGTCACCGTTGCCAACATCACTGAGACTTTCAACCAGTTCCAGAAGATCCCGGAGATGGACGCATATGCGGCATCCAAGCTGTTCGCAGCGGCGAACGCTGCCAGCAGAACGGACACCACCGCACTGACCGCTGCCAACATCCTTGCACAGTGGGATACCTACCTTGCAGCCATGACGGACGCACGGGTACCGAGAGACAGGATCCGCTGCAAGATGACCCCGGCAACTTACAAGCTGCTGAAGGAAGCAACCGGACTTACCCGGTTTGTTGAGACTGGCAGCGGCATCCAGCCGGTGGACCGCAATGTGGCGAAGCTGGACGGCATCACCATCGAAGAGGTCCCGTCCGATATCATGAAGACCGCATACACCTTCACCGAAGGCTGGACCCCGGCATCCGGTGCAGGTCAGATCAACATGATCCTGTTTGACCCGCTGGCAATCGCAGCTCCGGTGGTCTACGACACCAGCATGATGTCCGCACCGACCGCACAGAGCAAGGGCAAGTGGCTGTACTATGAGCGGTACTACTATGACGTCTTTGTTCTGAATCAGAGAACGAACGGCATCTTTGTCCACTACACCGCAGCGTAAGTGAGGTGACCGCATGGCATATATCAAGTACAGTGATTTCACCCGGTACTACGGGGATAACACCGTGGTACTGGAAACGGACTTCCCGGTATATGCCAGCACTGCGTCCGACCTGATCAGTGCAGTTACAGGGTACCGGGTGACGGAAGATAAAATCGACTGTTACCCGGACCCTGTGCAGGATGCGGTGAAAAAGGCAACTGCCGCACAGGTCCTGTATTTTGCGGAACGTGGGGATGTGGGGTCCGTGGTATCCGGGACATCCGGGGAAGGTTTTACCGTGGGTAAGGTCAGTGTCCAGTCCGGTGGTCAGCGCACGTCCGCTTGGGCATCGGCACGGGACATGATCAGTCCCATGGTGTACGTCATCCTTGGTCCCACAGGACTGCTGGAAAGGGGTGTGCCGTGCTTAGACCGATTCCCAACGATCTGTTAAAGTACACTGCAGTCATCAGTGTCTGCAGTGGCATGGACAAATGGCAGAATCCTACATGGACGGACTACACCGTGGCACGGGTCCACTTACAGGCAACGAACGAAGTGAAGCGCACCCGTGACAACGCAGAAGTGGTCCTGCGGTCAGTCCTCTGGATTGACGGCAGACGGTCACATCCCCGTCTGGACTGGTACGCACTGCAGAAACAGTCCGAGGATAACGGAAGGGAACTGCGGGTGGTCATGCAGGACATCCGTGGGAACGGTCTGGGGACGTTTACCGTCAAGACCGTGGATGCACTGCCTGACTACCCGTCAGACCGTGTTCATCACTGGGAACTGGGGATGGTGTGATATGGCAGGTGGATGGACAGTAAAAACCAACAAGGCACAGTGGCGTATGGCGGTTCACAACGGGAGTACCAAGGCCGCAAAAATTTTAGCAGAACAAATCCACAACGACAGTCTTGAGTACGTCCCCAAGGAAGAAAACACCCTGCGTGATTCGTTCCACATGGAAGAAACCGCAGAAGGTGTGGACCTTGTGTGGAACACGCCATATGCACTGTACCAGTGGTACGGGTGCTTCCCGGACGGGTCGCATGTCATCGTCAACCACACCACACCCGGCACATCCACCATGTGGGTGGACAAGGCGAAGCAGAAACGCAGTGAAGTCTGGAAAAAGGTTGCAGAAAACGCACTGCGGGAAGGGATGGGAAAATGAATGATATCCTTGATGCCGTGGCCGAACTGGTCCCGGAATACAACATCATCTATGGCACCAACCCACCTGCAAACGGTTTCTGTATGCTTCCCGCAGGTGGGTACCAGCCTGACGCACATCTGGACAAGGGGCAGGTGGTCCGCATGGACTGTCTGCTGAATGGCAAGGGTGCTGACGCAGGTGCGGTAAATGACGCACTGTGGGATATCCACCAGATCCTGACGAAACTGACTGCACTGGAATACCCGGAGTCCAACAACTGGCAGATAATGGATATTTCCACCATTGCATACCCGTCACTGATCGGACGGGAAGAAGGTACCATGCAGTGGATTTATGGCAGCTCTATAGAAATCAAGTTTTACTGGAAGGGAGATGACGCATAATGGCGAATAACCTTGGGACCATCCCCAATGTTGAGGTGGTCAACAGTATTAAAGTGGAGATCGACACCACGCCTACTGCACAGGCACCCACATGGGCACAGCTGTGTGCAGGTTTCAACAACATCACTGAAGCACTGAACGAAGTGGTGAACCAGTATTTCTTCCTGTGCGGCAGGGGTTTTGCGGCAAACTATACCACTGGTATGGCACCCGCATACACCCTGACTGGTGTCCGTGTTTTTGGTGACACCGCACAGGATTACATCTTTGCGTATGATCGTAAGTTCGGTATCATGAACGCACGGAACACCCACGTCAGACTGACCCGGACGCATCCGGCGGATGACACCACTGAGGTCATCAGCTTCAACGCAATGCTGGCGAACATCACCGATCTGGGCGGCGGCACCACGGACGGATCCGCAGTATCCGTGGAACTGCGTATGCAGGGTGCCCCGCAGTCTGGTGACGCTTGGGCATGATGGATTAACGGGGACACTTAATGTGTCCCCACTTTTTATGTGACGAAAGGATGGGAACAGGAATGGCATATCAGGTAAAGAAAACAGAACAGCGCATCCGTGAGACTCTGCAGATCGTGGACGGTGACACCATCGTGAACATCCCGGTGGACATCTATGTGGATGATGTCATCAAGGATTATGTCCGGGTGACCGACCAGCTGAAGAACATCGGCACGGACCCGGAGAAACTGGGCACCGCAGTTGTTGAGATGATGCAGTTGGTGTTCGGTGTGGACGGGGCACAGAAACTGCTGGACCTGTACCAGAACAGGTACATGGACATGATCGGTGACATCTATCCGTTTGTGAAGGATGTGGTGGAACCGCAGCTGGTCAAGGCAATGAAGGACAAGACCGCACGGTACACCAGTCTGCTGAACAGATGACCCTGTATGACAAACTGCCTGACAGGGTGACGTACAAGGGGAAGGAATACCTGCTGGACCTGTCCTTCCGTAAGGTCCTTGCGGTTGCGGACCTGATGGAAGAACCGTTGCCAGATGAAGTCAAACTGCGGGTATCACTGGACTTACTGGTGACCAGTAGGCACCCGGTGGAAGCGGGTCTGTTAACTGCAGTGATGGATGTCATCACACTGGACCGTCCGAAACGGAAACAAAAACAGAAGGTCATAGACCTGCAGAAAGACTGGCAGTACATCTATGCAGGTTTCCTGCAGTCCTACGGCATCAACCTGTTCAATGATGACCTGCACTATCTGGAATTTGTTGCACTGCTGAATAGCTTACCGGGGAACACCCGGATGTCACAGATCATCGACATCAGGACAAAACCGATACCGAAAGCGAATAAGTATAATCAGGCAGAAATTGCCAGATTAACCGAATTGAAAGCGGAATTTGCACTGTCAGATCCGGGAGACTTCCAGCGGGGTCTGAATCGGTTATTTGATGCGCTTAAGTCACAGATAGAAAGGGGGTGATGGTATGGCAGATGCGGGTGAAGTCAGGTACCGTGCCAGTGTGGATGACTCGCAGGTAGACGGTGATATGAATAAGGTCGGCAGTAAGATTACTGCCAAAGCTATTGCCATCGGCACACTGACCGCTGATGCACTTAAGGCAGTTGGTGGTGCTTTTGTCAACTTTGCAAAACAGGCAATCGCAGAAGGGTCTGACCTTGAACAGTCTATCGGTGGCATAGAAACGCTGTTCGGTGCCGGGGGCAAGTCCGCAGAGGAATACGCAAAGTCTGTTGGTAAGTCCGTGGAAGAATCCAAAGCGGACTATGAACAGCTGATGAACGCACAGACTATTGCACTGGAAAACGCTGACAAGGCATATAAGACCGCAGGACTGTCTGCAAACGATTATATGCAGACCATCAGCGGTTTTGCCGCATCCCTTAAACAGTCTGTCAAAGACGAAACTGAAGCTGCCACCGTAGCTGACATGGCAGTGCGGGACATGGCAGATAATGCCAACAAGATGGGCACTGATATGAGTTCCATCCAGACGGCATATGCTGGTTTTGCGAAGCAGAACTACACCATGTTGGACAACCTCAAACTGGGGTACGGCGGCACGAAGCAGGAGATGGAACGTCTTCTGGAAGACGCTGAGAAACTGACCGGGGTCCACTACGATATCAACAACCTGTCTGATGTCTACAATGCCATCCATGTGATACAGGACGAACTGGGCATCACCGGGACCACGGCAAAAGAAGCATCGGAAACGGTGTCCGGGTCCTTTGCCACCATGGAAGCGGCCTTCCACAACCTGTTGGGTGCTATGGCAACCAACGGTGATGTGGAAACCGCAATGCAGAATCTGGTGGACAGTGTCGGTGTCCACCTTGGTAACCTTATTCCCATGGCGAAAAACGTCATGGATAACGTGTTCAAATCTGTCGGTGGTCTGATACAGCAGCACGGACCTGACATGATTACCAAGGGTGTCGAGATAATCACCAACATGGTCAGTGGTATGGCAAACAGCGCACCGCAGGTCATCACTACCATCACACAGCTGTTGGTATCACTGTTAGGTGCAATCACGCAGAACCTGCCGCAGCTTGTGCAGTCCGGTATCCAGTTGGTGGGCAGTCTGGCACAGGGTCTGCTGCAGAACATCCCCACCATCCTGTCCGCACTGGGGCAACTGATAATGTCACTGCTGTCAGAGATCATAAAGCACCTGCCTGAGATTCTGGAAAAAGGATCCGAAATCGTGGGCAAGCTGGCAGAAGGTGTGCTGAACGCAGTGCCCAAGATACTGGAAGCTATCGGACAGTTGCTGACCAAGGCAAAGGACGCATTCCTGCAGACGGACTGGAAGTCCATCGGCACCAACATCATCACAGGTGTGGTGGAAGGTCTGAAGAATGCCGGGTCCAAGCTGTTTACCGCCATGAAGGACATGGCAGGGAACGCACTCCGGGCGGCAAAAGAGAAATTAAAAATCAACAGTCCGTCCAAGGTGGCAGAGGACGAACTGGGTGAAATGATCCCTGCCGGGGCAGCTGCGGGTGTGCGTAAGGGCACCCACCTGCTGACAGACGCAGTGGATGACATGACCAGTGGTCTGTTTGACGGGGCACCGGACATTACTGCAGACATCGGTCAGGACTTCAGCTATCACGGGTCCACATCCATTGAAGTCCCGGTAAACCTTGACGGACGTGAAGTGGCACGGGGCATCGCAGTATACACGGACCAGCAGCTGGCGTGGGAAAGCAGGTGACCTATGGAAAAATGCAAATTTGAATCCGCATGGGTGAATGGTGTGGATATCCGGGACATCGGTGACACCCTGCTGGAATCCTACACTGTGGGCGGCACGGAAATCACCAATGAAGTCTATCAGGGCAGGAACAGGACCCACTATAACCTGCTGGCAAGGCAGTTCGGACGGAAGACGGTCACCATGACCGTCTTTTTCCATGCTATGGACCGTCATATGCTGACGCTGAAGCAGTCCAAGCTGACCGGGATGCTGGCGGGACTGGTGGACCTTGCATTGCCTGACAGATTCCACTACCGGGCAACGCTGGACGAAGTGGGTGACCTGCAGATACTGGGTGCGGACAAAAAAGGCTGCATCGCAGAATGCACCTACACCCTGTCCGGGATCCAGCATGACGAACTGAAAACGCTGACAGGAAACACGGTCCGGGCAGAAGGTACCATGTGGCAGATGGACTGCATCCTGTCCTGCACTGCGTCACGGGACTACAGTTCCATCAGGCTGGGTACGGTGGTGTTCAGAGACGTGTCTGAAGGTGACGTACTGACTGCAGACGGCATCAACGGACGGATGCTGAAAAACGGCACACCCACCACTGGTGTGACGTTTACACACCTGCCGTATCTGGTGCCGGGGTCCCAGACCATCACCTGCCCGGAAACGCTGACGGTCAAATACTACCCGTCATACATCTGAGGTGGACCATGCTGAAGATTTTAATCAACGGAGCGGAACAGATCATCCCGTGTGATGACTACTATGTACGTCAGCTGTCCAGCGGACTGGATGAAGTCATCTTCCGCATCAGTATTTATGATCCGATGTATCCGTACATCACGGAAGAAACACCCGTCACGGATATAGACGGTCAGACCTACTTGGTGAAACAGATTGATGCCGGGAAGACAGATGCAAAGGTCATCGCACAACTGGACCTTAATGACTGGAAGTCCATCATGCACATCCGCTGGGGGAACGGTGTAAAGACGGTCAGTCAGACCGTGGAGATGGTCAAACCTGCCGGGTGGCGTGTGGTGGATAATTCAGGTATCATCGGCAGACTGAGCATCAACGGGAACCTTACATCATATGAAGTCTGCGTGGAATGTTGTGACGCTTTCGGTGTCTACATCCGCTGGAACAACGGGACCAAGGTAGTCACCATCACGGACAAAGCACTGGCGGCACCTGTCGGTGCTTTTGTCACCCGTGAACTGAACATGACTGAACTGAACTTTAAGGGGAAGTCAAACGGCATCATTACCAGACTGTATGCCTACGGTGTGGATGATATGGACTTTGCCAGTATCAACAACGGCAAGGACTATGTGGAAAACCACACCTACACCAGCGCAGTTATCTGCGGATACTGGAAGGACGAACGGTATAAATATCCGGAAACACTGTTGGCAGCGGCAAAGAAGAAGCTGGCAGAAATGGCAGTCCCGCAGCGGTCCTACAGTTGTTCCGTGGCGGACCTTAAAGCATCGGATCCTGACAAGTACGGTTTCCTTGATTTTTCCATGTTCACTACCGCCACCCTGATTGATGACATCAAGGGTTTCAGCATGAACTATCAGGTGGTGGAACGGCACGTTTATCCGTACTACCCGGAGAAAAACGAAGTCATCTTTGATTCAGCACCGCAGAGGATCACGAAGGAACTGAACAACGCCAAAGAGATACTGTCCCAGAAGACCGACCGGGAACAGGTCATGACGGAACTGGATCGTGCCACCGGGGTACTGCAGACAGGCAAGTCCGGGTATGTGGTCATCGGCAGGAACAGTGATGGATATGCCAACGAAATCTACTTCCTTGACAAACCGTCACTGGAAGACGCAGTCAAGGTCCTGCGGGTGAATCAGGCAGGTATTGGTTTCAGTTCATCTGGTGTGGCTGGTCCCTACTACCAGTCATGGACGCTGGACGGATATCTGTCCTTGGGTGGCGTGAATAATGCCTATGGCACACTGCAGATTCTGGATCCGTCCGGGAAGCCGATATGCAGTGTCAGTAAGGACGGATACAGTATCTATGACTCTGACGGCACCACGGTCATCGGTCAGTGGTCACACGCAGGTATCAGTCTGCGGAAGGGCACCATTGACTTCCAGTGGGGTGCCAATGCGGTCGGTTTTTACGCTGACGGCACCAAGGTCCAGATAGGTGACTGGGTGGTGGATAATCAGTCCTATGGACGTGCCATCCTGCAGTCCACGGATGAAGTCACCGGGATGTCCGCAGAAACGGGTGAAGAAGGTCAGCTGTATCTGTGGGCGGGATACCATGACGAAGGTGATTATGTTTTTGTCGTTAACGGTACTGATGCCTATGTCATGTATAACGGTCAGGCGTATCCCATCGGTGCCAGCATTGCAAATCTGAATCAGGCAGTATCTGCATACCTTAAGGACATCGAAAGTGGGTCCGATGATGACGGGGACGAAGAAGGTGACGGTCCCAACGGCACGGGTGAAACCACTGGTGGTGGATATCTGAAAGATGACCTGATAATTGATGATGTTACGGACCCGCAGGGGGGACAGTAAATGGCACAGACAAATCATGGAAGCATTGAATTTCTGAAGTTCCCGGACCCGCAGCATCCCGGAGATAATGCCCGGTTGATAAAGAAGTGGCTGCGGGATAGCTGGGCACGGAGAAAAATTGTGGACCTGATCGACAAGGTCACGTCCAAGGTCTACACACCCACTGGCGGGTGGATTTGGGGAAGCAGTTTTGATGCGACCGCATCAACGTGTTACTGCAGACGGATGCATAACGTCATCCAGATTACCTTTGCCGCTAAAGTCAGCACTGCGATCAGTGCGGCAATGGACCGTAATATCGTCACAAACCTTCCTGCCGCTATGACACGGGTATATGGTCATGCGTACATGGTGACGTACAGTGGCACCACACCTGCGACTATCACACCCGTCATGACTGCCATCCGACCGGAAGAAACAGCTGCAAACAGCAACAAAATCATAAAGGTCGATGCGGCAACAAATCCTACCGCCATTCCAGTTGGTGGTACGATTTACGGAACTATCGTTTATATTTCCAATGATTTCTAAGGGGGGAATGAGAATGGCAATCCTTGCACAGAGGACCGTTGACCTGACTGTAGCACCGGGTGATGTCCTGCCCGTGGTCAACGTGTCACAGTATGACAGTGCGTACCAGTTGAACTGCCGCCTGTGGAACACGGATGACACACCCTACCTGATCCCGGAAAATGCCAATGCCCGTCTGGACATGACCAAGGAAGACGGGAACGGTGTGTCAGTGGCAATGACCATCAGTAACGCAAACCGGGCAATCTGCTATTTGTGGATGGTCCTGCAGATGACCACCTGCGTGGGTGATAACACCTGTGAGATCGTACTGGTCCACCGGGATGACGGACGCAGACTGGGGACAATCAACTTTATCCTGCGTGTGGAACGTGCGGCACTGCGGAATAATGCAGTGGTGTCTGAGTCCCAGATTTCCTATGTTCAGCAGAAGATTGACCAGTGGGCATCCATCGCAGCCTACGGTGATGCACTAGACGCTGCACAGGCACAGGTGACGCAGATGGGGAACAACATCAGCAACCTGCATAATGACCTGACAGATCTGGATAACGAAAAGGCACAGAAAGATCATGCGTCATCGTCCGGGGAATACGGTCTGGCAACACCCGAACTGTATGGTCACGTCAAGATCTGGGATTCCATGACAGACCTGCCGACCGGGGATGATGAACCGTGTGCGGCACAGGCTGGGAACCTTGTTACCCTTAATAACAAGTTTATCCCTGCCATCTATACGCCCCGGAACGGGTGGACGTGGGGTGAGTCCTTCAATGCTGTGTCTTCCAGCTGCTACTGCAGACGGATGCATGATGTCATCCAGATCACTTTTGCGGCGGCAGTTAAGTCTGACATCAGCATCCCGGCAGCGGTCAGTAAGAACATCATTGAAAACCTGCCTGTAGCCATGACCAGAGTATATGTACAGGCTGCGGTGGTCACCTTCGGTGGTGGCACCCCGTCAGGCATCACCCCGGTCATGTGTGCGATTAGACCGGAAGAATCTGCAGCCGATTCCAACCAGATCCTTAAGATTGACGGTGCCACGAATCCCACGGCAATCGGACCCAGTCAGGTCATCTTTGGGACTATCACCTACATCACCAATGACTGGGCATAATAGGGGGAACAGGTATGATTACAGTCTTAAACGCTGGATGGTGCATCCCCATCATCACGAATAAGGTATTCCAGTATGACTACGGTCAGCGCATCTGCATCAAGGGTCTGCATGGTATCGGTGATACCGTGCAGGTCCACTATTCCTACACCAAAACAGGCGGCACTGCGGTGTCCGTGGTAGCAACGGTGCAGGACGGTGTGGTGACCGCACAGATCCCGGACACTTTCATGGAAAACGGGGACATCACGGAAAACTACAAGATTTACGTCTTTGTCTACCCTGTCACGAAAGACCCGGCATCCGCAGAAACACTGGTCCGTCTGGTCATCCCGGTGCAGTCCCGTCCGAAACCGGAATACTATGACACACCTGCGTCTGAACTGCATCCGTTTGACGCAATCGTGGCAGAGGTCAGCGGGTATGCGTCTGCCGCCGCACAGAGTGCGGAAGATGCAGGTGCAGCTGCAGGACGGGCAGAGGATGCCGCAGGACGTGCGGAAGATGCGGTGCAGACTATGGTGGACATCAGTGCCGAAGCACAGACGCTGGCACCGGGGTCGGAAGCGTATGCACAGTATGTCAACGGGCATCTGACGTTCGGCATCCCGGCAGGTGAAACCGGACCTGCTGGGCCGCAGGGTCCTGCCGGGTATCAGGGACCCGCTGGACCCGTAGGACCTATGGGACCGTCTGGACCTGCAGGACCCAAGGGTGATAAAGGTGATGTCGGTCCTACGGGACTGCAGGGACCTATGGGACCAATCGGACCACAGGGTGAACGGGGACCTGCAGGACCGAAAGGTGATACGGGACCCGCTGGTCCGTCTGTAACTGTGGATCCGACCCTGACGGTATCCGGTGCGGCTGCAGATGCAAAGGTGACGGGTGAGTCCGTTACTCAGTTAAAGACCGCTATTGATGCGAATCAGGAACTGCTTGATGCCGACATCAAAGCGGCGGGATATGTCACTGGGCTGAACTTTGTACCGCCGCTGTGGGAAGAGGGAGTAATCACAAGCACCGGGGAACTGCGTCCGACCGGTGGAATACGCAGTAAAATCTTTATCCCTGTTGTTGCCGGGCAGGACATTGTCTGCATCAATGACCATAATCTGTCTGCTGTGCAGGTCGCTTTTTATGATGCGGGATTTGCATTTATATCCCGTCCTGCTGTGTCAAAAATCACACCGACCACAATTCCGTCAAATGCCGCTTATGTACGCCTGACATCCCCAAACCTCACCTATGGCACTACCATCAAGATGGGACTTGCCTATGCGTCTGCGGCACAGGAGTATCAGGACTACAGTCTGTATTCATCGACCGTCACAGGACTGACAAATGCCAGTCCGTCACTGGTAGAGTCCGTGGTGGATTTGTCATCCATCATGCACGAGGGTGAGTACATTCAGGCATCCAACGGGGCGATCAGGTCAAACAGTAGCTTTTTTTATACTGATTCCATCGTACTGCATAAGGGCGAGTATGTAAGGGTGACCGCAAAAGGAAGCGGAACAGCACCCGCATGGATTTCCAAGTGGACGGCAGACGGGACTTTTGTGGAGACTATCCTGACATCGACAAACACGCTGACTACTTACACTTATGCGGCAACCGACAACACGGAGTATATCCGCTTTTCCAACAGCAAGATCTCGCAGACATATCCCTTTGATGTGGTGAAAATGGCTTTGAGTGTCCCGGAAGCCTTCAGAATCATCGTCAGGGATATAGCGGGTGTAACTCCTACACAGCATAAAATCACTGTCGGGACTGGCAAGGACTTCATGTCCCTTGTGGATGCAATCAACAGCATCACAGATTCTTCTGAGGAAAATCCGTACACCATTTATCTGTATCCGGGCGAATATGAAACGGTTGTGGAGTCAGAAATCACTACGGGATACAAAGGTCTTATCATCCCGGACTATGTGTCCATCATCGGCATAGGTAATCGTGACAGTATCGTCATAAAAGGCAATCTGCCGTCTGCGTCCTATGCAGAATATGCGGGGACAATATCAACGCTGAACCTTACCATGAACGGAGAAGTGGAAAATGTTACCATCAAGGCAAAGAATCTGCGGTATTGCAATCATGATGATGGTACGGATACGACAATTCCCGGAAGCATGACGGATGTGAAACACACCTTCCGCAGGGTTAAATGGGTGAGTGAACTGACCGACACAGGCATCACCGTCCCGGCTTACTGCGTGGGGATCGGGGCGCAGGCAAACAAAGAGGTGGTATTTGAAGACTGCGTTTTTATCAACAACAATCCGAACAAAGCCACGGTGCTTTTCCATGACAACGCCGCCGCTTCTCAGGTCAACGGCGGCAGGCTTTATGTCAAAAACTGTATCTTTAACCTTGCGTCAGGATGCGATGATGTCCGCCTGTCGAACAGCGGCGGTAACATGGAGTCATATGCGTACCTGATCGGCAATGCATTTTCTTCCGGGGTGGTCTTTACATCCGCAAACACTGGAATCACTACCAATGTTTGGAAGCTGTTCGCAACGGGCAACAAGAATTACTCCCTGACGAAGAAGTCTGGCATGGTGGATGTAGATCTGTCTGCTGACATCACGGAGTTTAACAACATCGCAACTGCGTAAAGGACACTATTCGTCAGTAAAGCCCGCCGGGTCTGCGGACAGTCGGTGAAAGCTTCCGTTCTGCGGAGCGGGTGAGAAAGGCAATGGATGTAACTATCAACGGGGAGCGGACATCCGCTTCCCTTTTCTATGGAAAGGACTGTGGTATGGGGGAAGCTACCATCACGTTTTCCGTGTCGGACATCGTCTGGATCTGCGGTGCTATCTGTACGATGTCCGCAGCACTGGCAGTCATCTGCGGTGTTTTCAAGAAAGCGAAAGAACCTGAGAACATCCAGAACACCCGTCTGGATGCACTGGAAGCGCAGGTGAAGAAGTTTGCAGAGTATCTGGACAGGGACAACAAGAGGTTAAACGCAGTGGACGAAGGGAACCGCATCACCCAAAGGGCACTGCTGGCACTGATGTCCCATGCCATCAACGGCAATGACGTGGAAGAACTGGTAAAGGCTAAGAAATCACTGGAAAACTACTTGATAGACAAAGGGGGAATGGAGACATGAAACTTTCTGGACAGGCGTATGACGTTATGAAGTGGGTGATTGCACTGGTCCTTCCCGCACTGGCAGTGTTCTACGGGACCGTGGGTACCGCATGGGGATGGTATGACCCGGAACTGATCGTGAAGACCATCAGTGGAGTGCAGCTGTTCTTGGGTACCATTTTCGGCATTTCCTGCTATCAGTATAAGCAGGACCAGAAGTTCAAGGATGCGGGGGACTGCTGATGTCAGAACGGACGATCTGGAACAGACTGGATGCCGTGATCAGAAATGGTCACGGCACTGCTGGTCTTATGGGGAATCTTTATGCAGAATCAGGACTGCGGTCCACGAACTTACAGCAGTCCGCAGAAAAGCGTCTGGGCATGACTGATGACCAGTACACTGCCACCGTGGATAACCGTGAGTATCAGGACTTTATCCGGGATCAGGCAGGGTATGGTCTGGCACAGTGGACTTACCACAGCAGGAAAGCAAACCTGCTGGAATACGCATGGTCCCGTGGCACATCCATCGGTGATGAGGATATGCAGGTAGACTTCCTGCTGCACGAACTGCAGACTGACTACCCGGCACTGTTCAAGGTCCTGCAGACCGCACAGGATGTCTACACTGCGTCTGATGCGGTACTGACGCAGTACGAACAGCCGAAGGACCAGAGTGAACGTGTGAAGACCCTGCGGTCCAGTCTGGCATCATTGTACTACAAGCGGTACGGGCAGTCTGACCGGGAACGCATCCTGTCCCTTGCACGGTCCTGCGTGGGCATCAAAGAAGGTACCGCCGTACACCATGCCATTGTGGATGCGTACAATGCCGTCAGACCGCTTCCACGGCATTACACGGTAAAATATACGGATGCATGGTGTGCCACGTTTATATCCTATCTCAGCGTGTCATGTGGCATGACCGACATCATTCCTGTGGAGTGCGGATGCGAAGAACAGATAAAGCTGTTCCAGAGCATCGGCAGCTGGGTAGAGGATGACGCATACACACCCAGACCGGGTGACATCGTGTACTATGACTGGCAGGACACCGGGTCCGGGGATGATACCGGGCACAGTGACCATGTCGGAATCGTAGAATCCTGTGACGGTCTGTCTGCGGTCATCATCGAAGGGAACTATTCGGATCAGGTGAAGCGCAGGACCATCAGCATCAACGGCAGGTACATCCGTGGGTACGGTGTCCCCAAGTACCATGACGGTGCCGGGTATGTTACCGGGTGGAACCATGACAGTAAGGGATGGTGGTACGCCACCAGCGCATCTACCTACTACCACGGGACGTGGGCGGTAATCAACCACCACTGGTACTACTTTGGTGATGACGGTTACATCCTGACGGGTGTACAGACCATCAAAGATAAGGTATACTATCTGATGGAGAACGGTGACCTGCAGGGTGCCCTGTGCATCACGGATGACAAGGGCAGTCTGTTCCCGTGGTTTGTGAATTAAAAGTTTAGTCACAGACTAAATTGTTTACACGTTGCTTACAAACGGCACCGTAACACCGCATATACGCTTATATCGTGGTTATACTTTTGGAAACATATTTCACACGATATAACGCAAAAATTCAGTAATTTAGCGGTTTCTGCACCTGTCAGACCGTGTCGGAACTTGTACGATTTCTCACACGTTGCTTACACTATATAATACCCCGGACATTACGTCCGGGGTCTTTTTTTATTTCAGCTGATTCACTGCATCCAGCAGTGTCTGCAGGTCTATGTGGGTGTAGACGGTGTCCGTGACACCAGTCCCACGGTGACCCACTATGCGTTTTATGATGCGGTCATCCGTGCCAGTTTCCACCATGCGACTGATGAAGGTGTGCCGGGTGTCATGGGGACGGTGGGTGATGCAGGTCCAGTATTTTTTGGTATAGTTACTGTATAGCATCCGGGTGCCGTCTTTGGTGCATATCAGGTACCCACAGGGACTGCGGTCCATCCAGTTCTGGAAGAACGGCAACACCCGGTCATGGATGGGGACTGTGCGGATCCCGGCAGCGGTCTTGGATGAGCGGATGTGGAAGCACTGTTTCTGCAGGTCCACGTCAGTTTTCTTCAGATCCAGCAGTTCCATGACACGGACCCCGGAGTATAACAGCATCAGCACCACCTGCACATAAGGGTATATGGACCGTTCCCACAGTGTACTGATTTCTGCGTCCGTGAAGGGCACCCGGTCGATGCTGTTGGGGTTTCGGTCCTTATACTGGGTGATGTCCACATATTTACTGTAGTCCTTCTGGCACAGTTCGTGACGCATCGCATACTGGTACATCTGGGACAGGACTTTTTTCACGTTTATCAGGACCGGGTAGTTTTTACCGCAGTTGTCCACGGTGCCCTGCAGGTGGGAAAGTTTGATGTCAGTAAACCTCATGTTGTGCAGTGGCACACAGGCATCATATGCGGCCTTGTATGACCGGACAGACACGGGTCCAACCTTGGGATAGTGTTCCGCAGACCAGCGGGTGTATATCTCAGCAAAGGTGATGGTCTGTGCATCCAGATCGTAAGGGTCCTTATGGTACAGTGCCAGCGCAGTCAGTGCGTCTTCCTGTGATGGGTAGTACCCAAGGTACCTGTATTTGTACGGTTTCGTGGACACGGTCACCCGTACTGCCCATGGTTTCCTGCGGTTACCGGGCAGACGGTATACTGATCCATACCCGTTAGGTAGTTTCATATGGTAGTCCTTTCGTGGTATAATAGATATGCACCCACTACTGGGTGTACACCTGTTCCATTCCTTTCGGTGTTGTGTGTTGTGCTTAGTCCCGGTCCGCTGCAACGGTCCGGGACATTTTTTATTGGTAGCAGATGGGCACAGGTAACGGTACGGTAACGGTTATGCGGTAACGGCAGAACACCAGTAAATATGCGGTGGTATCAGATGGTAACGGTTACAGGGTAACGTAATTATTTATATGGAATTATCAGATTATTATGGATGTAATTTGATTTAAAAAATAGAAAATTATAAGAATATAGAAGTATCTGCTACCTGCTACCAAGTGTTACCGCATCACTGGAAGTCCGTTTTCTGGGACACCTACCGTGATATCATGCCATCAGAACAAATGTTCAGAAAGGAAGTGACGGCATGGACGAACTGATTAAAGAACTGAAGACTGCGGATCCTGCGCTGGTCCGTTTCATTTACCGTCTGGTGATTTCTTTGAAGCGTTCCCGGACTGTTCCCGGTCATGAAGGATGTCGATCAGGTCATACACCTGACACTTGTGGTCATGCGTCAGACCGTACAGACGCTGGACGTGTGCCGTCATGACGGTGTCCGTCAGGACCTTACCCATGATGTCAGGATCCACGGATTCCAACGGGTCTTCCCACCCCATGATGTATGCCGGTGTGGTGTGCAGTGCGTCAGCTATGGCTTTAATCTTGGACTGGGTGAGGTTTCTTTCACCCAGTTCTATCTTATTGATAGAGGACCGGGACTTGTAATTCAGCAGGGTCGCAAGGTCATCTTGTGACAGTCCCAGTGCTTCCCGTAACTTCCTGATCCGGGACCCAGTGGTGTTGTGGGTAAGCAGGTATTTGATGTGGTCATCGTACTTGGTCATGTTCATCACCTTCCTTTCTAAATTCAGTATATCATATTTTGTGGACAAAAAAATAAATTTTTGTTGACATCCAGTCTACAACGTGGTAGTATACGGTTGTGGTCAGGAAGTCCACACGGGGTTGCAGCCCCGCCTACAACGAAAGGAAGGTATGGAACATGAGAAAGTACGAAGTGAGCATCACCATGAACGGCACAACGTCTGCGGTGGATACCGTCATGGCACCAGAGAACTACACTGCGGAAGACTACATCCTTGACTGCTATGAGAACGCAGACAATGACTGGAACAAGATGATCCATGCGGCAGACCGGGTGGTGCTGGTCCCGGTAGAAGGGTGACCGGATATGATGACATCGTATGTGGTGGGATACCGTGAATCCAAAGATGACTTGTACCCGGTGAAGTATTATGCCACCTATGCTGAATCAGCACAGGATGCAGCGGATCAGGTCCGGTTCTGGTCCGCAGACAATGTGGTGGTGGAAGTCTTCAAGGAAGTCAAAAACTGGAAGTGAGGTGATTTGTTGGGAACTGCAATAGAACTGAAACCGTCTTACTGGGCATCCGTTTCTGGTGGGAAGGATTCACTGTTCATGCTTCGGTTAATCCTTGCACACCCGGAACGGTACCCACTGGACGGTGTTGTGCATTTTGAACTGGAAATAGACTATCCGTTTATCAAGGATGTCATTGACTACATGGAAACCGAATGTAAGAAGCACGGTGTCCGGTTCGTGAGAATCAAACCACGAAAAAGCTGGTACGAACTATATGAAAAATGGGGTATGCCTACCCGGGTAAAAAGATGGTGTAATAGTCCATATAAGATGGATTCCATACGGCAGTTGGAAGAATTTATGAAATCACAAGGGTGTTATGTAGTCCATTACATCGGATACTGTGCGGATGAAGAAAAGCGGTATGCACACCGGGATACACAGAAACGAAAAGAAGTTTACCCACTGGTGGATTTCGGTGTAACAGAAGACCGCATCTGGGACTGGGCAAAGACACAACCGATATTCAACCATTACTATCAGGCGAATAGACGGTGTGGGTGTATGTACTGTCCTATGGCAGACAGAATCAACCTTGCTTACTTACTTACTTACTATCCGCAAGAATACGAAAAGTTCATGCGTATGTGTAAGGAATCAGAAGAAGCATCATTTAAGAAGCTGGGTAAAAAACACAACATCTTCCAGAGCAATCCAAAGTATGATACGGACTATGTGGACCGCAGTGTCCGTGAAAAATATCTTCCCAAGTTCCGGGAATTAGAAAGAGAGGTGAGAACTACTTGACCAACGTATCATTGTTATCAGAACGGATCAGGCAGTCCGGGTACAAACTGCAGTTCCTTGCGGAACGGTGCGGACTGACATATGCGGGTCTGCTGCCCAAGCTGAAGGGTGAACGGGATTTTAAGCAGACGGAGATCACCGTACTGCGTGAACTGCTGAAACTGTCTGACGCAGACTGCAATGCTATTTTTTTTTTTGCGGACTGTGTAGACAAAACATCTACATGAGGTGGACGGCATGGGATTTAAAGAGAAGTTACGGTCCGTTATACAGGAACACAACTGGTCACAGGTGTATGTGGCAGGTGTCACCGACAGGACCACGGCAACGGTCAGTAACTGGATGACCGGGAAGACAGAACCGTCAGAGACTACCAGAGAAGACATCGCACTGGCACTGGGACTTCCGGTGGACTACTTCCGGGATGCACCAGACACAGGTTTCCGCAGACTGACGGTGGAACAGACAGCAAGGGTCCTTGGGACGTCTAAGGACACGGTGCGGTTAGGACTGCAGCAGGGTGTATTTCCATGGGGGTACGCAGTCCAAACGGACAGTGGGTGGACGTACATCATCAACGGTGGACGGTTAGAGCAGATCGAAGGTGTGAAGGTGGAAGGGGGTGATTGAATGAAACTTATGACCCATCAGCTGGAAGTCCTTAAGGCAACCAAGGAACGTGACCACGTTGCCTACTATCTGGACATGGGTCTTGGTTGACCGGGCAAGACTTTTGTGGGTGCGGAGAAAATGGACCGCATCGGTAACCGCATCAATCTCATCATCTGTCAGAAGTCAAAGGTACAGGACTGGATCAGGCACATTGATGATAACTATTCCATGGCCCTTGTCTATGACCTTACCCGGAAGAATGACATGGATATGTACATCCGGGTGGCAACCGGGGAAACAGATCCTTTTGAATTTACGGTGGTGGGCATCATCAACTATGACCTGATCTTCCGCAGACCTGAGTTGAAGCGTTTGAAACACTTCACGCTGATGCTGGACGAATCATCCTTAATCAGTAACGAACAGGCGAAACGGTCCAAGACGGTCCTGCGGATGCACCCGGATGCAGTGGTCCTGCTGTCAGGAACACCCACTGCCGGGAAGTATGAACGTCTGTGGTCCCAGTGCAGACTTCTGGGATGGGACATCAGTAAGACCGATTTCTGGAACCGTTACATCATCACGCAGGAAATGGACTTTGGTACGGGGTATCCCGTCAAGATTGTGACCGGGTACCAGAACGTGGATGAGTTAAAGGAACAGCTGCGTGACCACGGTGCGGTGTTCATGAAGACTGACGAAGTCCTGACGCTGCCTGAGATGGTCGAAAACCCCATCACGGTAAAACCATCGGCTGAGTATAAAAAGTTCGTCAGGGACCGTCTGGTGACGTTACAGGACGGTACTGAACTGGTGGGTGACACGTCACTGACCATGGCACTGTACGCAAGGCAGTTATGCGGTCAGTACAGTCATGAGAAACTGCAGTCCTTCCGGGACCTGCTGGACTCGACAGAAGACAGACTGGTGGTGTTCTACAACTTCACGGCAGAACTGGAGATACTGCGGACCATCTGCGGTGACCGTCCGGTCAGTATCATCAACGGGAAGACCAAGGACCTGACTGCCTACGAACAGCACCAGAACAGTGTCACGTTCGTCCAGTATCAGGCAGGTGCGATGGGACTGAACCTTCAGAAGTCCCACCATGTGGTGTACTTCACCCTGCCGCTGGGGAAAGGGTCCTGTGACCTGTGGGAACAGAGTAAGAAACGGATTCACAGGATCGGACAGCACCAGACGTGCTTCTATCACTACCTGTTAGTGGAAAACAGTATCGAAATGAAAAACCTGCAGTCCCTGAGACTGGGAAAGGACCTGACTGATGCGTTGTTTGATTGAATGGACCTGCCTGATTCTGGCAATCCTTGGTGTGGTCATCATCTTTGGTGCAGTTGGCAACGATGACCTGATGATGGCACTGGGTGTGGAATATCCGCTGCGGTACACGCTGTTAAAGATTCTGGTGGGATGTGTCCTGATCGTCCCGGAAGGTGTGCTGGCATGGTTGACGAAGGACTGAAAGCACTGTGTGCCGGGATAGTCGAACAGGCTGTTAAGGACTACCTGCAGTTACTGGGCACACCCAACAGGCTGGTCCTTGACGGGTGGTCACGGGAAGGACTGGAAGACTGGTTTCAGTCCGGGACCTTCACCATGATAAGCAATCTGGATGGCAAAGAAATCATCATGTTATGCAGAAAGGAGAACAGAAGGAACGGTGGCAGAAGAAAAGCGTTTAGAAAACGTGGTGAAAAAGTTTCTTAAGGGCCACGGGTGCTACTACGTCAAATACTGGGGTGGCGGCACCTTCACCCGGTCCGGGGTCCCGGACCTGCTGGTATCGGTGAACGGGTACTTCCTTGGGGTGGAACTGAAAGCAACACATGGAAGACCGTCACCGTTGCAGCTCTACAATCTGAAGCTGATCCGGGAATCAGGTGGTGTTGGGATCCTGTTATATCCACGGAATCTGGCACACTTCAAAATGTTCGTGATGGACATCCTGCATGGTGCCAGACCCACGGACCTGATCCGTAGGGATGAATATGCAGTCCTGCGGTGGTGACCATGTGGACGTGGTCCGCAGGATGATGCAGGAAATGTATCCCGGTTTTGACCTGACACCCGTCTGCAGTCAGAAGTGCTGCCGTGGGTGCAGGAGGGATATTTGTTACTACAGATGCAATACAGAATGCGAAAGGAATGGAGATATGGCAAAGAAGAAAGAAGTCACAGAAGTGGCAACGGCACCTGCCACCACTATGGTGGATGAAAGCAGGTCCTACATCCGTGCGGCACTGCTGAACACCCGCAGGGACGGTATGGAAGACCTGCTGGACAAGATGGATGAGATGGGATTTTACACGGCACCCGCATCAGGTGGTAACCACCTGCACATGGAAGGTGGACTGGCACAGCACAGCATCAACGTGGCACGGGTGGCAGAGAAGGTCGGACTGGCACTGCTGGGTGCAGAGGAATACAACAAGATCCACAACAGCGTACTGACCTGTGCCCTGCTGCATGACCTTGGTAAGTGCGGTGACTGGGGGAAACAGTTGTATGTGGAAAACATCCTTAAGACCGGGAAGCGGTCGGAAGCGAAACCGTGGAAGCGCAACCCGGATCTGACCAACGTCCCGCATGGGGTCCGGTCGGTGCTGATCGCAGAAAAGTACCTGTTTGACCTGACGGAAGATGAGGAATACGCAATCATGTACCACGATGGTCTGTACGAACCGTCCAACGTGGCGGTAATCAAGGGACATGAGTCTGTACTGTACATGATCCTGCACTGGGCAGATATGTGGGCATCCAAGGTTATGGAAGGTGGTGAAGTTAATGGCGATGATTGAATACTACCCGGCAGATGACCCGGTAGACCACCCGTCCCACTACACCCACGGATCCGTGGAGTGCATTGACGCAATGGTGGAAACGCAGGGAGTACACGCAGTCCAGCACTTCTGCATCTGCAATGCTTTCAAGTACCTCTGGAGATGGAGAGGTAAGAACGGCATGGAAGACATCAAAAAGGCACAGTGGTATCTGAACAAGGCAATTCAGCTTGAAGAAAGAGAGGAAAAATAAATGGCTATTGGCGTTTTAATCCTTGGGGAATCTGGAACAGGTAAGACCTATTCGGTGAAGACCTTTGACCCGGACGAAGTAAAGATCCTGTCCGTGGTGAAACCCATCCTGCCGTTCCGGGGCAAGTATGAGGTGGTTAAGACACCCACCGCACGGGACATCATCCGGGAGATGAAGAACACCAAGAAAAAGAACATCGTCATTGATGACTTCCAGTACATCTTGGGTGTCCCCATGATGCGGAGAATCGGTGAAAAGGGATGGGACAAGTTCAACGACATCCAGCAGCCTTATGCGGACGTTCTGGACGCACTGAACAACCTGCCTGATGACACCATCGTGTATCTGAACAGCCACACTGAACAGGATGACACCGGGAAACGGAAGATCAAGACCATCGGCAAGGCACTGGACAAGTACCTGACCGTGGAAGGTCTTTTCATGATCGTCCTTGGTACCATGGTCATAGACCAGAAGTATTACTTCCAGACGCAGAATGGCGGTAATGACACCCTTAAGTCCCCGGAAGGGATGTTCCCCACGCTGTTGATCCCCAACGATCTGAAGTATGTGGAAGACAAGATCCGCAGTTATTACTTCATGGACGGTGCAAAGTCTGATGCAGAGATGGAAGCGGAAGACCAGTCCCATGCTGTCACCGATGTCATGCCTAAGAAGGGCAGGTCCAGAGGACAGAAGAAGGAAGAACTGAAGGAAGACCCGGTGCAGACCGCTGCGGAAAAGATCGCAGACGGACGTGACGCAGTCCCGTTTGACGAAGCGGTAAAGGCCGCAGACGCACCCGCACAGACCACGGACGCACCCGCACAGGACGCAGAACCGGAGAAGCGGGAACGGAAACCCCGGTCCGTGGAACCGTCCAACGTGTGCCAGCAGGACAGCTACTTCCATATCATCAGCACTGACAACTATGTGATGGTCCATGCCGGGGACCCGATCCCTGCGGACGCAGAGCAGGTCACCAAAGAACAGTTCGTGGAAGGTGCAAAGCGTATCGCAGCTGAGTCCGCACCCGCAGTCCCGGCAGAACTGACCGCACCCACCACCAGAAGACGCAGAAGATAAGAGAGGAGAGACAGAACTATGGCAGTAGATTTCAGCAGATTCAAAGAGAAGTTATCCGCATCGGACATCAAGAAGATGGAAGACCAGTACAAGGCTGGCGGCAACAGGTCGGATATCCCGTCCGGGACCTACCCGGTCCAGCTGTCCCGCATGGAAGTCAAGGACAACAACTTTGGCGGGGAGAACATGAACATTTCCTTTAAGATCACGGACGGTGACCGGAAGGGACAGCTGATCTTCTATAACGGGTCCTTTAACAACAAGATTGATTCCGGTTTCCGTGCAACGGCACGTCTGATCAGTGAGATGACCGGGGGTGATCTGGATGAAGATTCCGTCCTGTTCAACATCACCAAGGAAGACCATGATGCCGTTGCGGACTATCTGGAAGCAGTGGGTGAGCTGCTGAAGGGTGCCTATGAATGGGATCTGAAGTATGAGGTGGTGGAGCAGACCAAGATCAATCCCACTACGGGCAAGCCTTACGGACCCAACAGGTTTTTCAGTATCACTGATGTGTATGACATCTGACATGATCCCAGTGGTGGTCAGAAATGACCACCACTGACCCGGAAGGGGTGATAACTATTCTGTTCTATGATTTTGAGGTAACAGCCTATGACTGGATGACGGTCATGATCGACCCTTTTAAACCGGAAGTCATCACGCTGGTAAATGACCCGGAAGGTCTGTGCAAGGTCTATGACGAACACCAGAAGGATATCTGGGTGGGGTACAACAATAAGCACTATGACCAGTATGTGATGAAGGGCATCATGCTGGGACTGGACCCCAAGAAGATCAATGACTGGATAATCGTGGACGGCAAGGAAGGGTGGCAGTATTCGGATGCGTTCCGGGACATCCCCATGATCAACTATGACGTGATGCCTAATCCACCAGTGGGTCTGAAGACTCTGGAAGGTTTCATGGGCAGTGACATCCGGGAAACGGAAACACCGTTCGATATTGACCGACCACTGACCAGAGAAGAAATAGACGGGATGCTGTTTTACTGCCAGCATGACGTGGAAGAAACCATCAAGGTATTTGTGGAAAAGATTGATGATTTCCATGCCATGAAGGGCATCATTGATGCGTTCCCGGCACAGGTGGACCTGCGGAACATCGGTGACAGTTCTGCCCGTATCACGGCAAAGGTCCTTGGGTGTCAGAAGACGGACCGCACGGACGAATTTGACTGGTTTTACCTTCCCTGTCTGCGGATCCAGAAGTACCGTCAGGTGGTGGACTGGTTTGAGGAACAGCGCAGGTACATCCATGACAAGCTGCAGGAAACGGAAAAACAGCATCAGGCGATAATCATCAACGATTTCTACAAACGGAAACTGACCGTGGACGTGGCAGGTGTCCCGCACACTTTTGGTTTCGGTGGACTTCACGGTGCCGCTGACCACCCGGTCCACTACAAAGGTCAGATACTGCACGTTGACGTGAACAACTACTACCCAAGTATTTTGATAGCTTGGGATCTGGTCACCCGGTCCGCATCCAATGACAACTATGCAGAGGTGTACAAGACCAGAAAGGCACTGAAGCTGAAGCAACAGGCAGCGAAAACGAAAGAGGAACGGTCCCAGTGGAAAAAGGCACAGCTGCCGTATAAGAAGATGCTAAACGCACTGTCCGGTGCCATGAAGGATAAGACCAACCCGGCATATGACCCACGGAACAACAACGTGATGTGCATCAACGGTCAGCTGATGCTGCTTGACTTGATCGAACATCTGGAAGTGATACCCGGTTTCCAACTGATCCAGTCCAACACCGATGGTCTGATAATCTGGGTGCCTGACACGCAGGAATCTTTTGATCTGGTGGACGATATCTGCTATGACTGGGAGTCCCGGTGCAGTACGGCAAAGTGTGAAGTCCTGCTGGCACTGGACCGTATCAGTGAGATATGGCAGAAGGACGTTAACAACTACCTGTGGAAAGGTCCAGACGGAAGCGTGGAACGTATCGGTGCATACGTCAAGGGACTGTCCCGGATAGACAATGACCTGCCGATAATCAACCGTGCAATGGTTGAATACATGGTGTCAGGCACACCCGTGGAACAGACCATCATGGACTGTGACGAACTGCTGCAGTTCCAGAAGGTGGTGAAATTATCCAGTAAGTACCACCACGTTGAACACGAACACTGCGAACCTGTGAAGGTGTTCAAAGGCCGCAGGTCTTTCATGGAGTATCCCACCACCGTGACCTACAGTTATAAGTCTTACAGGGTGTTTGCGTCACTGGATCCCATGGACGGGCGGCTGCTGAAGGTGAAGGTAGGTAAGAAGGGTGAGAAGTTCGGTAACACACCGGACCACTGCTGGATAGATAATTCCGACATGACCGGGAAGACCGTCCCGGAGAAACTGGACCGTGGGTGGTATGTGGAACAGGCAAAGAAGCGTCTGAAAGATTTTGGGGTGACGGTATGAGTAAGATTACATGGTTAGATCCCATGAAACAGGACGAAACCGCAGAGGATCCGCACTTCCAGGTGACACTGAAGGGTGGAGAAGATTTTTTCGTGGACCAGTGGACCATGACCATTGACCTGACGGAGATGTGTTCCGCAGCAGGTAAGCGGGTGAAGGATTATGACGTGGACAAGGGGTGTGAGTTCTACCGGGTGTACCTGCCTGTCCCCAGATTCAGAAAGGCACTGAAACTCATCATCAAACACGGGGAACCTGATCTGGTGGAACAGGTCCAGTGGTATCTGGATGAGCATTTCTCCAAGTGGGGCAAGGAATTTGGAAAACTGAGGTGCTGACGATGTGGCAGGGAAACAGTGATATCTTCCGGGCATACTTTTACGGGAATGACACCGGGGACGGCAAATCACCCAAGCGTGGGTCCAAGGTGAAGGATGCGGAAGGGTACAAGTGGGATGATGTCAGTGGTGCCAGCTGTTTCGGGGCTGTTCTGAAATCAGACGTGGTGGATATCAGTTTCGATTCCAAAGAGATGTATGAAGCATTTCTGGATATGGCTGAAGCGAACCAGTGGAAGTGCCTTGCGCTTCCGTCACCCCACGGTGGGCACACCTACTGGAAGAAAGGACGCATCAGGCGTGGCGGCAAGGACCGCAAACTGGCAGTGGGTCTGGTGGCAGACATCCACCACGGCAGCACCTACATCCCGTTAAGGGTACACGGTCAGGACCGCTTCCCACCGGACTACGACATCCTGCCGGGGGAACAGTATCAGGAAGTCCCGGAAGAACTGCTGCCCGTGTCCACCAACATGGTCCTGTGGCAGCAGACGGACGGGGACGGCAGGAACGATGACCTGTACGGGTACATCTTGGTACTGCAGACGCTGAACATCCCGGTGGAAGTCATCAGACGGATCCTGAGAAACACCAACCAGTATGTCTTTCGGGACAAACTGGGTGCCGATGAACTGGAAGTGATACTGCGGGATGAAGCGTTCCTGCATCCGACATTCTTTGACGAAGACAACAAATTTCAGTTTGCGGAATTTGCAGAATATTTGCGTGACCATCACCATGTGGTCCGTATCGGTGGACAGTTGCATATTTATGCAGACGGTGTATACATCCCCGGATACCGTGAGATAGAAACGGACATGATCCGCACCATCCCACAACTGCGGGACACCCAGAGGAAGGAAACACTTAAGTATCTGGAATTGATCGCAGAGGACCGGGAACCTGCTGACGCAAGGTATCTGGCATTTGCAAATGGTCTGTATGACATCGTCACGGGCACCATGATACCGCCCACACATGACCTTGTGGTGACAAATCGCATCCCGTGGAACTATGACCCGTCTGCGTACTCTGGAGTGGCTGAGAAGACCCTGTGGAAGCTGTCATGCGGTGATGATTCCATCCGGGCACTGCTGGAAGAATGCATCGGATACTGTTTCTATCGCAGGAACGAGTTGGGCAAGGCATTTATCCTGACCGGGGACAGGTCCAATGGTAAGTCCACTTACTTGGAAGTGGTGAAGTGTCTGCTGGGTGAAGGGAACATATCCGCACTGGACCTTAAGGAACTGGGGGACCGTTTCAGCACAGCAATGCTGTTCGGCAAACTGGCGAACATCGGTGACGATATCGGTGACGATTTCCTGCAGGGCACACAGGTCGCAATGTTCAAAAAAATCTGCACGGGCAACCGTATCAAGGCAGAACGCAAGGGACAGGACCCGTTTGAGTTTAACCCGCACGTCAAGATGCTGTTCAGTGCCAACGACATCCCAAGGATGCGTGACAAAACTGGTGCGGTCCTGCGGAGACTGGTCATAATCCCGTTCAACGCAGTGTTCAGTGATACAGACCCTGACTATGACCCGTTTATCAAGTACAAACTGTGCCAACGGGATTCCATGGAATACCTGATCCGGGTGGGTGTGGAAGGTCTGCTGCGGGTACTGGCGAAAAACCGCTTCACCAGTTCAGAGAAGGTGGAGATGGAACTGACGGAGTACGAGGAAGAAAACAATCCGATTGTGGCATTTATCCATGATTCGGACCCGGATGAGATATACAACCAGCCTACCAGTGAGGTCTACCGCAGGTATCAGGTCTTCTGCGCTGACGCTGCCATGCAGCCTATGTCCAAGATCGTATTCAGTAAGCAGATGGTAAAACGGTTAAAACTTGAGGTAGTTCAAAGGAAAATCGGTGGAAAAAACCACAGAATCTTTGTGAAAGGACGGTAATTCATATGATTTCTGTAACGAATCCAGAAGTATTCGGATGGAAAGCAGCTATCCGTGGGATGCGGAACCCAATGAACAGCTGGGACAAGTCCGACAGTTTTGAAGATCAGGGTGATTTCATCATCGGTCCGAATGACATGAAACTGATGTGGCAGCTGATCCGGTCCGGTGCGGAACACCGGAAGTTCCTGCGGATGATCCACGCACAGATGGACGTTACCGCACCACTGTACTGGTGGAAGGAATTTGACACCTATAAGGTGGGCACGGTGGCGAACAGCTGCAGTACGATGCACAAGATCCATTCCAAGGTGTTCGTTCTGGATGACTTCAGCCACGAACACCTGACCGGAAAGTCACTGGAAGTCCTGCAGTCCACCATTGACCGTCTGAACTTCTGCCGGGAAGTGTACCTTAAGGATAAGGACAAGGACCTGTGGTGGCAGATGATCCAGCTGTTACCCAGTTCGTATAACCAGAAACGCACCATTGATATGAATTATGAGGTGTGCCGCATCATCATCCACCAGCGCACCGGGCACAAACTGGACGAATGGAACCAGTTCGTGGACGCACTGAAGAATCTGGACTACATGGGGGACCTGTGGCAGTGAGTGCTGGTGTAATCGGTGTGGTGGTGGGTGCCGTCATCGGCGGCACTGCAGCGTGGATGGTCGGATGGTCAGACGGGTGGGACGGTGCCTGTGACACCATTCTGAAGAATCTGGAACAGCTTAACGGTGACGATTCCCTGACAGTTAACCTGATCAGGGAGATCGTTACGAATCTGAAAGGTGGAGAGAATGACGAATCTTGAAGCGGCAGACGAACTGGAACGTATTTCCAGAGTATGCACCACAACTAAGTTATCCATCGCAGCCATGATGGGTGCGAACCTGTTACGGGCACAGCAGGATACCAAGGACGGGGCAGTGAAGCATGACTGCCCCACCTGTAAGCACCGGGACAGGATGCCGGGGATGTACCCGTGTGACGGGTGCAGCAGTGATCACGATAAGTGGGAAGGACGGTAAGACATGGCTGAGTTTGACAGGGGTGTTATTTTCAAAGAGCAGGAAGTCATTGTGAAGCACATCCTGTACACGGACTGGACAACCAATACCGTGTCAATGGGCGAGTTGGTCAGGTGTAAGGACTGCAAACATAAGTCCATGGAAGATAACGTGTGGGCGTGTCCATTCGGACTTCCCGGTGGTCCTGAGTTTTTCTGTGGCTATGGGGGCGAACGGAAGGACGGTGAACAGGCATGATGGAAAAAGACAGGCTGATTGAACTGGATGCGGCAGTGGATGCTTTATGGCATTCGATTGAATGCGAGAATGGTGGAGAACTACAGTCATATGCCGAGGCGGTGGTTGGAGATGCAGAGGACGCATTAAAAGCACTTCCATCACCACAGCTCAA